TGTGCTCTTCCGATCTGTGACAATTTTTTTTGTAAAAAAATCAGAATTTTTGTTTTGTATTGCTGCGTTTCTTTGTTGCATTGTGTGTGCTTGTTTGCGTGCTTTGTATTGTGCGCCGCGCTTTGCGTTGCAGGGTTTGCAGGCTGGTACTAGGTTGCTTGCAGAATCATCGCCGCCTCTGTCGTATTCCACAAGGTGGTCGCACTCTGTTGCTGTTGCGCCACACCAGTGGCATAGGGCGCCAGGGGTGAGTATTTGCTGGCGTAATTTCTTAGGCAGGCTTCGACTCGTAGGCATTAGAACAAGACCACTGCCGCGCCCTGTCGGGCTTGCCCTCTAATGACTGTGCTTGTGTTGTGTGTCATTGTCCGTGTCTCCTGTGTTTACATGTTATGCGTTCCAAAGGTTAAGTTCCAGTGCTTCTAGACCCCGCACAAGCCCCCCGTCGGGTTGCCTCACCCCGACTACCTATATCTTGTAATCATTGCCTCACTGCCACACTGAACGTTTCGCATTGCCCGTTTCAGTGCACAGTGAACTACCCACGTTTCCGTGTTTTATGCCGGCACAGTGCAAACCCGTACGCGGCCTTGTGGCTTCTATTTACTTGTTATGCGGTATTCGTGAGCTACAACGTCAAACACTGTGCGACGCGATAGCACTTCTATTCTGTGGGTGCTTCCCAGCAAGCCAGTAATTACATTGTCTAGCACAGGCCCATACAAGGCAAGTGTTGTTTTAGTCGGATAGTCCGCGCCACGATACAACGCCTCAACACACGCATAATTTCTATCTTGCGTGACGTTAATCGTGTATTTAATCATTTTGTAGCCGGCGCACTATGGCGTCAAAGTCTTTAGGGCGCCACAGATAGGTTTCTGCATAGTTTTTTAACGTGTCGAGCCATAACAACTGGGCTTCAGTTGCGCGCCCTTTGTCTGTCTTAAGTTCGGCAAATATCAAGCCGCGCCGTGGGTGCACAAGCAACAAGTCTGGGAATCCTACACTGCCTGCTGTAATCCATCGGCCAGCAGCTGTCATTGTGGGTTGCTGGTGGTGCAAAGTCCAGCCGTACATGTTTGCCACAGCTTTAATCTTCATAAGAAACATTGCTTCGCTTATCGGTGGCATCAGCCGTCACCTTTTATGTCGAGCACACGCTTTTCCCATGTAAATTGGTAGAAGCCCTCTGCGATAGTTTCGCGGTCTGCCCAGGTCACACGTTTCGGCGCGTAATGATTAAGTATCGGGCCCACAAATCCGTTGTAGGTCAATTCGTAGTTGTTAATATCCCAACAAGCGCCAATAAACACAAGTGTTGCTTTTCTGCCCTGTGGGTAAACGTGCAGCTCGTAGCAGTCTTCTTCTGTCATTTGCGCCATTTTGAGTTGTCCCTTGCCATTGCTTTCCAGTCGTCACGGAAACGGTCACGGTCAGCTGTGACGTCAAATAGCAGGCTGCTATAGCCCTGTAGCATTTCTTCTAACAGCACTATTTGGGCGCGCAGTTCCAAAATCTTTAGGTTTTGTTCTTCCAGTTCGCGCAAAGCATTCTTAAGCAACTTTGCCTGAAAGTTTTCTAGGTCGTGTCGAGCCTTATCCTGTGCCGGCATTGCGCTAATGAACGCATTCCATATTTGGTCTTGGTCATTCATAAAATGGCTTGTCTTTCCGTATCGCTGCCGCTACTTCGCGCTCATAGATAACTGCTTCAATAACTAACGTGATAATGCCGACCAATATGGCCGACCCAATAATTTTCCCTAAGAGTTGCATCAGAATGGCTCTTCTGGTATGTCTTGTGGCTCTGGTGTTGCATCGCCGTTAATCAGGCCGTCTATAGCCTTTGATATTTCGTATTTAGTCATGCTCGCAATGTTTAATGGCGGCAATTTGCCCACCTTTTTAAGTTCGGACTTGTATTTCCACAGTTGCTTTTCGCTGGGCGCGTCGGCTCGCTCTGTAATCTTCATGTCGCCCTCATAACGCACAACTTTGCCCATTTCCTCACGACTAGGCCGTTTTGTAAAGTCGCTACCTGACAGGCCAGCGTTTGCAAGCGCGCGCCCTACGGCCCCAGTTTCGCAATTCTCAACGTGACTGGTTTTGTTCACGTTGCCCTGGCCGCGTATTTCTTCAGCCCAGCCTGTCGCAATAATTTCGTTATCTAGCCACAGCTCGCACTTAAATACTGCAACGTCTTCAAGGTAATGCACAAGGTCAGTAATAACACGGGCGTCAGGGTGCGCCTTTAAGAACCTGTCTAGTCGGCTGGCTACTGGTTCGTAGTCGTCAAGATTAAATGCCATTAAATGCCCCGCCATACTCTGATAGGTGCGCAATGCCGGCGCAAACTAGGTGCGTATTTGTCTGTTGAGACAATTATTTTGTCACGCGCACAACGTTTCATGACTGGCCCTAAAGCCCTGTTGTCATGTACTTGTCCGGTCATGCCCATTGCGTCTAGACGCGCCCAGACGTCATCGGTTGTAAAACCGTTTACTCTTGACTTTGCCAGCATTTTTATTGCTGCCTCAGCTGCACGTAGCCAGTTGCTGTCTGTGTTGCTCTCGACTTTGCTTACAGCTGCGTCGCGCTCAGCCATAGCGTCAAATAATGTCCGATGTTCCATATTTCCTCCTGCCGTAGGTTTCCAGATTAACATAACATATTTAATCTGACAGGTGTTGCATGGTCACCTTGCCTGGCTTGTGGCCCGCCAGTTGCCAATGCCAGACGTCTTGTACAGGTGCGCCGCCACAGCCAAATTGCACTCTGGGCGTAACAGAACCGTCATGTCGCCAAACTTGCTTTTGCAGACTTGCGCGGTCACAGAAACCCATGTGCTGTTTATCTGCAATAGGCCGCTGTCGTACGTTCTAACGGCCCTACAGCGCTTGTAGAGCGTCGCAACTTGCCGTTTGCAGTCTTTGTATGACATGCCAGGCTGGTAGTTCCAGCCGATAGCGCCAGGCACACATCGGGACTCTCGATACATAATTTTGCTAAATGGCTCTATGGGCAGGCCAGCCTTACGCAACGCCGCGTTGTATTGCGGGCAAGTGTTCACAGCTGGCGCGGCTTGCGCTTGCCCTGCTGTAGTTGTGAGCGTGACGACAAGTAGCGCCAGCGCAAAACGCCTAATAACGGTAACCATTCATGTAAGCCTCTTTCTGCCGGTAGAGAAACCCTAGCAAAAGGCAGGCTGGTTTAGACGCTATGCAGGTTTTGTGAGGGTTTTCCAGCGTTCCACAAGCAAAGATGGGTTGTCTGCCATTTCTGGCGTCAGTTCTACATGTAGCCATAGGCCGCCTGGCGTGCCGCCGTTTGCGGTTTCTGTCCAGTCTTTCCAGCCTGGTTTGCCGTCCCGATTACAGCGCCAGCCGCGGCCCCATTTCTCGCAACCTTTTTTTGTTGTGCCGGCATAATCGTGCAGTTCTTCAATGCCCAATGTTTCGTAGTTTGCTACTAGCCAATTAGCCCACAATGCGGCAGTTGCCTTGTCTTTGTACCCAATGTCGGCTGCTCGACCTGTGGCATGAACAGATAAACGGTCTGAGCCGCGCATGTTTCTAACGGCCCAGGTGCCTAAATTAGTAAAGCCTTTTTTCTTAATAATGTCCACAAACTTTTCTGTGCCAGCACGTTTGCCAGCAGCTGCACCATCTGTTGTGCCCGTATAAATCATTCGGGTTTGTCTTTTTCTTTTGGTTTGTCGCGCAAACCGTTGCTTGCAAGTAAAGAACTGAGCGCACCAGATACAAATAAAACCATTGGTTTAAGAATGTCCCAAGCCGCCGCGTCATTAGGCGCCATATTCTTTGGGTCTTGCACCACAAAAAGCAGGCCGTACAACAAGACAAAAATGCAGCCGACAAACGCGCTACATAATGCAAGTCCGACAATAAAAATGAGCCTTGCTTTAATTTCTTCATTACTTAACCTTGGGCGCATCATTGGCATTTTGAGCCATGCCTTACAGCTGCTGTATCGGACGTAACAAAACCTAGCGCATTGTTTTTAGTGCGTACTTCTGGGCAGACGCCGCGCGTGCGGTCTCCGCATGCTGTAAGTATTGACGCCAGCAAAAGCGCCACAAAACTAGCCCGCCAAATCATCGGTTGCCTCTGGCCGTTTTAGTGGTGCTGGTGGGTCTACGTCGTGTTCCCATTGCGTAAGTGTTTCTTCCGATAATGTCCAGCCGTTAGTGAAATTGGCCTTTAACAATAGTTCTAATAATTCGTTGTGTGTCATGCAGAAACCTCTAAAAGAATAATTGACGATTCGCCGTTGTTTACTTGTGCCGTAATAGTGCCAGCACCAGACACTCGTCTGAACTCAACGGTGTAAGTAGTCGACGATGTAGTGGCTGGTGAATCAAGGTAGATACACGACCACACGAAGCCATAGTTATTAGCGGCGCTTGTAAGTGGAAAGTTTAGGTAAAGTTGCGTCGCGCCGCGCGCAAGTCTCAAGGCTGCTTCGGTGTTTGCTGTTGGGTTCCAAATAAAACTGCTTGAATAAATAGCAATTTTGCTAGATGTGCTCTGAGGCGTTATTGAAGCGGTGAGGTTTGTTGTTGCAAATGTTCCGCTAGTAGTTGAGGCGGTGCTAGTAGTCGTTGCGCTTATGACTTGCAAGATACGAAACGCGCCTCGCAAATCGTTTACGTACGCAGCGGTTAAGACGTTGCCAGAAGTTTGTGCAGCTGGCAAGTTTGTTGGTGTAGCCATTTAATACCCCAGTTTGTTTTCGTTCAGTTTGCCATAAATGGCATCGTTAAGTATCAGATAGTTGTTTAGGTCTTGCGCGCTCAAATAAAACGTTGCGCTGGCCTGCTCAGGATTGCCGCTAAAAGTCGCGCCCTCCAGCACACAGTTAAACACGGTGCCCCGAAACGTCACGGTCACAGTAGAACCAATTTCGCCCATGCTGTATGACGGTATATCGCCATTTTGTGCGCTCAAGTTGCAGGTTACGCTAAGTATGCGCTGTGTCGCTGTCTTGTAAGTAGACAAAAGGTAGTTAGCAAAATCTGTGGCCTGGCTAGTTGAGTTGTTGAACGTGTTAACCAGATATGTGCGAAAAGGTGCTGAGCCTGTCGAGACTGTGGCTTCGCTAAAAGATTCTGGGTCAACAGTTACCTGTGTATAAAAACTGTCTGCCAAGCTGCTAAACGATATTTGCTCAAAAATGTGGTTGCTGGCGTCATTTGTTGTGTCATTGAAATTGCCGTAAAAACCAGCAATTTTGTAATAGGCATTGACCATGAAAATGCCGTCGCTAATGTCAATGAGCTTGCCGTTCATTGTAAGCACAGCGCGGTTTACCCAGTCTCCCCAGGTGCTGCTAATCGTTGTGGCTGGGAATGCTTGTGTACCGCCAAACGTATTGTTAGTGCTGACATTTAAGCCTGTTTGGGTTGCGCATTGGCCTGCCTGCCCGCTTAACGTGCTGGCCGTCATTGCGTAACTGTTGCCTTGCACTCGACCAAACGCTGCAAAGTTGCCCTCACAGGTCAAGGTTACAAAGTCTGCGTTGCCGACGCCGCCGGCATACGGTATGCCGTACTGCACCATTGCGTCAGTTATGCGGCCTACAAAGAGCTGGCGAAATGTGCCAGACGTGCCAAGCCTTACAGATATGCGTAGCCAGGTGCCTGTAACAAAAAGCGCGTTTGGGCTTGCGTAGCCAGTCGGGTAGCGCAGAACAACGTTGGCTGTGTTGGCGCTGTATGCGTCTAAAGGCTTTTGCCGGCCATAGGTCAAAGACACGTTTTGCACGTTGCTAACAACAGTTGTCAGGGTTGCGTAAGTCGCGCCTACTTCTATTTGGTATTGGACTATTGCCATTAGAAGATATTGCTGACCTTGATTGGCACGCTGCCGTTTTGGCGCATGTATGAGCGCAAGGCTTCAACTACTTGGTTTGGGTCGCCGCCATAAACGTTGATTGCAATGTTGTTGTTTCTTTCAGCAATGTTTGCGCTGCCGTTTACGCCAGGGTCATTTGGCGCTACTGGGTCAGACATGCGGCCTATCGTTATTTCTTGCAACATTTTTATGTCTTTGCCAGGCTTTAACAGGTTTATGCCGTAAATAATTAGGTTGACAGCCTTAATCCATGCGTTAATCATGAACTCAAAATAGGCAGCAACTGCATTAACAACGTCCCTAACAACTTCCGCAAATTTGTCAAATTTTTTGTAAGCAACAACAATGCCAACGCCCAAAGCAAGTAGCGCAGCAGTGATTGCTACAGCAGGGTTTAGCAGCATGACAGCGTTAACGGCCAGTATTGACGCAGCCAAAATGCCCATACCGGCAGCAACGCCTGCAAGAAGGTCTGGGTTTTTTTCTGCCCAGTCAGAAAACTTTTGCACCACAGGTAGCATTTTTTCAAATATAGGCAAAAAGGCAACGCCTATTGACTCTTTGGTTTCGTTAAAAGCAATGCCTAATTTCTTCATGCCTCCCGCAGCTGTGTTTGCTGCTGCTTCGCCTGCACCACCAAAGTTTGCAGTTAGGACGGCCTGCACTTCAGCAAGCGTTGCGCCGTCTTTAATCATGCCCTTAATTTCTGGGCTTAGACTGTTTAGGCCTTTCATGTTGCCTGCGTAGGCTTTGGCCAGCGCGTCTGTAACGTCAACTAAAGGCTTGCCTGTAGCCGCTGCAACATCGGTTGCCAGGTTCATTAAATCTGTGGCTTTTGTAACGTCTTTAGTGGCAACGATTAATTTCTGAAACGCTGGCCGCGCCTCGTCATCGCTTATTGCCGCGCTTTTACCCAGGCTAGAAATAAATGCCTCGACAGACTTAACTTGTGCATCGGTTGCGCCAGTGCTTGCTTTAATCTGCCTGGCAAGACTTGCTTGTGCTGCTTCGTCTTCTATTGCTGCTTTTACGCTGTCGCCAATAATTGCGGTCACAGCGCCTAATGCTGCTGCGGCGGGTACAGCTGCTTTTTTAATTGCAAATTGCGCTTTTTGCCCGACGGTCTCCAGCTGCTTAAATTCACGAATAGCGCTTTTGATGCCCTTGTCGTTAAAGTCGCTAATAATGGGTATAGAAATCATTGCATTTCCCTGTTGACCTTGTTAACGACACGCAACGCTGCGCGCTCTATCTCAACTGTAATGGCACGTATCTGGCTGTAAACGGCTGGCCCAAAAATGCGTGTGCGGCCTTGCGCTGGGGTGTTGCCCAAATTGGTTGCCAGGTTGTTGCTGGTGCGTCGGCCTGCTGTCTCAAATATGCCGGTAGCCGCGTCAGTCTGCTGAATGGTTATTACGCCGTTGTTGTTGCGCCTTGTGTCTAATTTGACTTTGACGCCCTTAGCGGCCTTTGCAGGGTCGTATGGGAACAGTTTGCGACCATTGTTAGACCAGGGTTGAGACATGCCAGACAAAGGCACGCCTAAAGAGCTGTAGCGCGATTGTGCAGCTTGTATTGCTGGCTTGGCTATCTGATTTAACTCTGCCGCAAACTGCTTACGTAGCCCAGGCTCAATTTTGTTCAGCGCAGCCACAGCCTCTCGAATGCCTACAAGTTGTGTGTCAACTGTTGCTGTCATGCCTTGCGCCTTGCTTTGTTCATAATGCTAATGCAAGTATTCAGGTCAGACGTGAGAAACTCTATGTTTGGCGGCCAGAAACCTGTTTCTACCAGTAAATGGCAGAGGGCTAGTCTGTGGCCGCTTGTGTAGGGTTTACGTCTTCCTGCTCTACAACTTCAGGCATTGCAACAAGTTTTTTAATAAAATCGTCAAAGACGACTGGCACCATAATGCCGTGTAGTTTGCTGGCTTCAAATGCAAGATACGCCAGGTCTTCTGCGCCAATGCCTTGTGCTAGGTCTGACATTTTGCGTTTATATTTGCGTTCCCATTGCACAGCGCACCACAGGTTTGTTGTCACCTCGTATGGGCCGTCGCCAGTGTCTAGTTTAAGTTTAATTTGCATGTCTGCCGCCTTGCGTCGGGTTAGTTATGGGGTGATATCGCGTGCAAAAGTTCCGCCGACAAATGAAGCGGTAACCATGCTTAGTTCTCCTACAGCGCCGCTAATGGGCGTGAAGTTAACAAGCTGCATGTTGCTAATTGTGTATTCAGGGTTGCTAGCAGTTTCACTTGTTCCAGACGGAGAAATTTGCAATTCTGTTGTGCCGGTGCCCAAGTTTGCATAAAGGGTTGCCTCGACTTCGCCAGCGCCATAGCTGAGATAAAGTTCTAGGTCTACTGCAACGGTTTGCAAGCCAGGCACAAAACGGTGCCCAGTGTCGCCAAACGCTGTTGATTCTAAACTGTCATAACCAAGCGTAATTGTGGCGCTACGGCATTGATCGGTCAAATCAACCTTTGAGCCGCCAGTGGTGGGCGCCAAGTTGACTGTTGGGTTTGTGAGATACGTTGTCGTTGCCATTTTGTCTCCTAAAAGAACACTGCGCTATATAGAAAGAGTAACACTTTTATGCTGTCTGTGCTTGTAAAGCCATTTGCAAGTTATAGCAAGGATATGTTGCCCCGCCCATTTCAACTGCCCCTGGCTGACCAGACATTACGATTATCGGGCTGGCAAGCACACTCGCGGCAATGCTCAATAGTTTCTGTAGTACTGGCAGGCCTGCTGGGCCTGTGCCGATGACTTTGACTGGGAAAGTCATGCGCACAATGTTGCCTTTGCCGGCAATGGTCTCAAAACTAGGCGCGTCAATGAACACACAGTTAGGCACAATTTTGGTTGCGTCATTTACTACGCGCAAGCCAGTAACTAGCGTCAGTGTGGCTGTTACGTCGTCTATCGCCTCGTTAAATAGGTCTGTATAAGCCATTACGCAACCTGCGGGCGGTCAATGCCTAGCAGCTGCTTTATCACTGGCGTCATTGCAGAAACGTTACCTTGCCCCATACTGTCAAAGGTTGCAAACGTGTCTTGAGTGCTGCCTCGACTGCGCCACAAAACTGCGCCATACATGAGAGTGCCCATAGTGACGTCGTGCCCAGGTGAAGTAGTCAAACTGTCTGCGTAGCCCGACTCTTGCCTGCGACGATAACAAAAATCGTTGCAGGCGTTACGCGCCTGCGTTAATAGCGTGTAATCGTCGGACGGGTCGGCCATGTCTATGCCAAGATAGGTTTCTAACTGCGCAACTGTTACCCAGGTGCAGCTCTGGGTATAAGTAACAGTGCCGGTATATATGACTGTGTACTCAACGTTTGAACCTGTGCAAGCAAATAACACTTGGTTTTCTCTAGGCACGTTTGCGTTAAACAGCAATGCGCCTGTTGTGTTGTCAATACCTATGTACTCGTATAGCGGTACGTCAAGCACAGTAAACGTGCCGTTAAATGGCGCGCTTAATGTAGAAACAGTTATTGACTGGCCAGCAACTATTTCTGTCGGCTCTAATGTTTGCAAAACTGCATAATTGCTTAGCAGTTGTTTGCTTTGGGTTTTATAGACAGCCACAGCTGCTCCGCCTTTCTAATTAGGCGACAACAATGCCTTGGACCATAAATGACTTAGCAACAAATGTTGCAAAGTATCCGTAGTAAGAGAACGTGCGGGTCAATGTCGATGGATTGACCAAAGACAAAATGCCTTGCTGTGCTTCGTAAATCTCAAAGGCTGGTGCGTAAACAACAAGCATTGTGCCAGATGCAAAGTTGTTATCTACAACAAGTTGCAAGCCCATTACGTTCATGTTGTTGTAGCCCATGCCGCCAACCTTGCCGATTGAGTTTTGGCCCATAATGCCATCGGTGACATAACCCAAAACTGGCCGCTTGTTGCTGTCTAATTGTGCACCTAACTTTTCCCATACGTCTGGCGATACGCATAAGTGTGTTGGGAAGTAGTTGCTGTCCTCTGCAATTTCGCGTGCTGCGTCATAAAGTGCGCTAATAAGTGACGTTGGGTCACCAGCAGTAACAGTCCATGTTGAACCTGATGCAGTTTTACCTGCAACCAAGTTGTCTGCGGCAATGTCGTCAGTCTTGATTAAGTATTCACCTGCAAGGTCATTAAGAATAATGTTCATTGAAGCTGGGTCTGTAAAGTCCATGTCTTGCATTGACAAAGTAACTTGGCCAGCAACAGTTGTTTTTGTAATTGTGTTAGACGCAATAACCATTGTGGTTGCGCTTACTGCTGAGCCCTCAGTCTGAGTTGCTGCGCTGGTGTGCGTGGTAATGGTTGGCCTCACAAAGGTTTTGCTTGGTGTGTTCGGCATTGAGCGAGCACCAAAAGCGCTTACAACTGGTCGCACAAAGTTAAGGTCTTGAAATACTGGCCCAAGAACTGGCACTGGCAAAAGGCCCGGCGTGTCAGTGGTGAGCACGTCGCCAGCTGCTGCTTGCAATGCTGTCTGCTGTGAGCGCACGGCCTCTTTGTATGCAGCGTTAACATTGTGGAATGTGTCGCCGCCAGCGTGCATTGCTGCCATATATTCGGCTGCAGTTGGCATAACAAATTGGCGCTTTGGCTGTGCAAACAGTTTCTGTGCGTTTGCTTCAATAACTTCAGGTGCGGTTGGCTCTGACACTTCGGGTTCCTCCGGTAGTTCTGTTTCCGTTGTCGGGTCTTCTGATTCAGTATTGCACAATTTTTCGGGGTTTGTGCTGGAACTGGCTGCAACTTCGGTAATTGTCGCGCCAGCGCCAAATGCCCCGTGTGAAACTAACGAAAGTTCTGTCCAGGCTGCTTTTTCAATAAGCATGACGCCTGCCTCGTTGTAGCTAAATTCAAGTGGCGAAATTCCTACACTAACTTGGTCGTAAACGTTTTCTAAAGCAAGCTGTAGCGATTCTTCCCCAAGTACTGTTTTGGCTATTTTGGCTTGAAACAGCATGCCGTCTGGTGTGTCTTCGCGGGCGATAACTGTTCCGATTACCTTGTCTGCGGAGTGGCCTACGAACAATTTTGGGTTGGGGCCGTCAACTGGCAGGGCGCCAGGCGACAGCAAAATTTCTGTTCCGTCTGACACTGTGGCAACCACGTTGTATGGGGCTGCAATGCCAGTGATGGTTCGGCTAGGCGTGCCGTCGGGTGCGGCTGCATCGAGCGTTACCGATGTTGCGTTAAAACGAATCATGATGCTAAATCCTCCTGGGTATTTTGGTTTGCTGGCGTTAAAGCGTCTGCTGCGTAATTTTCCATCAAATAATTTTCAGTATTGAATCTGCAATAAGTGCCGCGCGGCAAAACGTTATTTTGGCTCAACGTGGCTGAAATGCAGTCTGAATATGGCTTAACGCCAAATATGTAAAGGTCGGCACGACTTTGCTCAGAAGACGTGTAGGCGTATGAGCCAGTAGCGACGCCGACAAGGTACGGCGGCACGCCGCACAGCCTGGCTAGGTCGAGCGCGCTGTATTGTGCGCTTTCTATCATGAGCATTTTGTCCGGTGTCGCATTGCTGGGTTCGTAAGTCAGAAACTCATTGAGAACAGCTGTCTGTGAGCTCAAACGCGCTTGATTAAACGCGGCCCCAATGTCGGCTAATTCTGTGGCACTTAAGGGCTCGCCGCCAGTTTGTTTAAGGATTCCAGACGGCAAAGAAGTGCGCGCCATGTTGTAGCGACTTTCTTCTACCTTTAAGGCAGTGGCTATGGTTTGCGCGCTACTAAAAATGATGCCTTGTATGGGTGACAAGAATTGCACTACGTCATTTGTCGGTACTTGGTTGCCAGCAAAATAAATGTCGTTGCTGATACCAAAGAAGACTGGGCCCTCGGTCTGGTCGGGGGTGGTGACACTGCCAGCAGGAATGCGCGTAAACGATGCTGGAAAACCATCGGTTGTGCGCGATGAGATATACCAAAACGCCCTGCCGTAGAAAAGCAAATCGTCGAGAGTCCAGGCCATTAAAAAATTGTAGGTAACTGTCGGGTCGGGCTGGCGAAGCCAACTGCGCGGCGCAATGTTGACTTGTTCCATTTCGCCTGTGGCGTCGTTGTAAACTTCGTTGTACATTTGCAACGGCATACAGGCAATAACGCTTGCCAGCAAGTCGCGGCTGCGGCTGACAGTCGCAAGAGACATTGCGCGGTTGCGAGCTGTACCCTCATGATACTGGTAGAACTGGCCGATGGAATTGACGCCGCCGACGCCGACGGCAGCCTGTACTTTTGGCGCGTCGGCTTGTGACGTGACAGGCATTGGCGAAATGGCCGCCTTAGTTACCTGCTTGTTTGCAAAAATGCCCATGCTGTAAGTATGCCTTAAATGTTGCTGTCGTGTGGTGGTTGCCGACTTGTCCGGCAGGATTGCCAGCAACCACCATTTACAGGTTAGCCGTTAACAACAACTAGCAAAGGCTTGTTTTTGTTTATTGGCTTAGATGCCAGGGCGCTAGCAAATATCATGCAGCGCGCCAGTTCTATTGGCCCAGGTGACTTAGCGCTTGACAGGGCACTGCCCGCCTGCGTTTTGACCATGACGGCCCGCACGCAATGTTCCGCTAAAGCGTTTTCGCCAGTGTGATACAGCCTGTTTTCTATAATCATGTTGCGCACAAGCGGGGTGAATTTGAGCAGTTCGCCGTAGCCGACGGTCTGGGCGCGCCGACGATAAACGTCTGGCAGATGCAAATCAAGCATTGGCGTTATGGCTAGCTGCACTGTCGGGTCGGTTAGCACGCGCACAACTTCGGCCCACATTGCTTGCTCTGACTCAACAGCAAACTCAACTGTGCAGGTAACTGTGCCGTCAGGGTTAGCAACTGACCTAACGCCCACATATCGGGAATCGTCAAGACTGCTGTCTATTGCAAGGGTGCCGCCTGTCGGGCTAATTGTGTCTGTCTGGCATTCTGCCCATTTGCCGTTTGGTAGCCAGCCTTGTGCAGCTGCAACCCACAGGTTTAAGTGAGCACGTAGCCAGCTAGTGCGGTCAGGTTTTTGGCTGGCTGCAATAAGCGCGTCAAGGCTGACGGTCACGCCTAAAGCAGGGTTTGACCACGCCCACCATTGTTGGTCATTTACATCAACGCCTGGCGGTGGTGACCACGACGCAAAATACAGCTGACGCGACAAGCCTGCGTCAATATCATTTATGCCCTGCTCGCGCATACGCAACATCGCCGTACTTGACTCATCGCCAGCAGTTGACCAGCACGAAAACAAAGGATTAGGTCGCGCTATCTGCGAGGGTTGCAAAGCGTCAAACACAACTGTCGGCTGGATATTCCACAGTTCGTCGCACACAATAAGGTCGTTGCTTCCGCCGTGTGCGTTGCCTGGCGTTGCGGCCCGCACTTCCCAGCGGCTGCCGTCTGGCATGTCCACACTTTTACGGCCTAGAGCGCGCATAGGTTTGCCGTTAAAATACTCTGTCAGAATCGGTTGCAGATATAAGAAAATGGCTTCTGCCCTGTCAAGTTTGTGCGCGGTACTTAAAACGTTTTGTGGCGTGCCGCGCAACTGTGCAAACTCTGTCAACCACCACCCAATAAGAGCACTAAGCGCAACGGTCTTACCCTGCTGCCGCGCCGTTTCCACAAGACTTTGCGAACGCAACAATTTGCCGGTGTCGTCGCATTCAAGTTGCCCAAAAAGTGCATGTTTTTGCCAGTCCATAAGCGTTACAGACATGTACTTCTGCGCCCAAGCTGCAACAGCATGCCCATGAGATAAATCCCCAAAGCGCGCCGACTCTAATCTAGGCAACGCTCGACCAATCAAAGCCAGTCCAGGCTGGTCAGCGCCAGTTGCCGCCAGTTCAGGCTGGTTTTCCAAAAAGAGACAGTCGGAAGGATGCGGGGTGAC